GTTAATGTTTCATACTTAAAATCTTGATTAGAGTCTATGGTTAATGATCCAAAAGAAGATTTATTAATTTCATCAATTGCATTTCTAATAAGCAGCAATTTGCCGCCTATGTTTTTGGGAATAGCATAGCTAAGTATATATGGAGCATCGATTTTTGCTTCTAAAAATGCCGTCGTATTTATATTTGTTAATCCAGCATCAGTTGAAAGTAATTCCTTAACACCATCGCTGGCCGTTTTAACCCACTCACCCGAAGCCGTTTCCATGCCTATGCAATCAACAGTTATAATTGATTGATCGTTTATTATATTTACATTTTTCTTTTGCCCATTTGTCGATGTTGTGCTTCCAGAATATGTTGTTCTAACGATAACAATCGTGTCATTAGTAGCATCGTCATAAGAAAGACTTAGAACTTCATACCATGTAGTATGTGATAAATCGTCACTTCTAATCCAATCTCTTGTTTTTAATTGCGCCGTATAGTCAGCGCCATTTATAACAATATTTCTCGAACCGTTTGTAAAATCTATAGTCAGTGATATTCCTACGGCCTGAGCGATGTTAAATTCTGATAATTCCTCTAATTGTAAAATTGCATTTGAACTTGTATTTGAAACCGTCCAATCTCTATCAATAAAAACTTCTCTACCATCTAAAAAAGCTTTTCTTAATGGATTTTTTGTAACTGAAATGCCTATTGTTGGTATTCCTATTGGTAGCGCAGCAGTAAGCGTTATTGAATTTCCGCTAACTCTACTTATAAAAGCGTTTGTGCCGCCTACATTTATCAAATCACCATCTAAGAAATCAGTCGCGTCAGTAAGATCAAATCTCCTAGCTGTGACCGCATAAGAAACAGTTGTTGAAGGACTTCTTAATTTATGTCCGGCAATGTGCCAATCTCTGTTCTTTTTTCTCCAAGATACTTTAGGATTATTTGTTATATTTCCACTAACTGTTATTTCTAAATCATCTGTTAATGTAATTTGTGTATCGCTATCAACTGAGGCAATACCGAATCTATAGTTTTGATTACCATCATTGTAAAATATATCATCCTCTGGTGAACATTCATCCAGAAAACTACTTCCAGAGCCGGTTAAAATTGCAGTTCCAGCGCTTCCACTTATAGTTCCAGTTACCGAAAACCCATCAAGTACCGAATCAGTGGGAGTACATCTTAATTGGTCGTGCTGCCCAAATATCTTTCTTTTTGGAGTGTTTAAATATCGCTCTGGAATATTTCCATCTGAGTTTGAAAAGTTTTGACTTGATACCGAATCTCTTAAGCGATATAAGTAATCTTTACAACTAAAACTAACAACAGTTTCACTAAATTTTTTGTTTTGGACAGTACCAGCAAATAGTTTTTTCTTTTCGCTTATTGGTAGGATTTCAGACCAGTTCCAAATAGATATTACAGCGTTGTCAAATATTAAAACATCGTAAACATCATCAAAGTATGAATCTGTATTTTCAAAAGAAATATTGGTTGCTGTTTCAAGGACTATTCCAATTTGTTCATCGTCTAATTCCCTATTTATTGGAGAGTTAGATTTTAAGCGCCCATCATAATTAACATCACTACCGCTTTCTAAGTCACAAGGAAGATCAATAGGTCGATTAGAATAAAACAATCGATATGTTACTATAATCCTATGTTTTTTAGGAGCCAAATCGTCAGTAGAATTAACATATAGTATGGAAGTTGTTGGATCATAAAACCACTCTCCTGTTGATAGCGCTGCACTTGATGCCTCTGTCAAAAAAGTTCCATCTTCTTTTACATTTACCACAAAGTGTTCAACCGTTTTTTGATATATAGTTCCGCTTGATAAAGTAAAAACTGATAATCTTTGAGTTGGCTCAACGTGACACAAAACTACTTTTGATGATCTTGTTAAGTTTGAATAATCTTCATAAGTATTGCTCATTTAATTTTATCCGTTATATATGTGCTTACAAAAGTGAATACTGCGCAAACCACGGCTATGAAGCCAAAGGCTTGACCTTTGAAAAAATAGAAAGCCTTATTATGACCGTCTTTGAAATCTTGAAAATCTTCTCTAAGCTTTTTAATCTCTTCGTATAGCTCTTGATTTGTCATCTAGTTACTCACTTTTGTTATTTTAACTTGAGTGTAAATTTCGTTACCCATTGCTGCTTGACCAACCCCAAACCCATAGGTTGCCTGCGTGGTCTGGCACTCATGTCGTATTTCAAATGTTTTTGTTGCGGTAATTTCTATGGAACCCTCCAGTACAGCGTTATTTTGTGTAGTATCTGCCGATGGAGTATAGCTCGTACTGCTAAATATTTCATCTACTGAATCAGTTATGTTATATAACTTACCTTTGTTTGAATTTACTTTATATGCTGGCATTGTTGCGGATATGTGATATTTTCCAGCTTGAAGTGTGAATTGATTACTACTTAAACTAACGAACTCAGTATCTCCACTAAGCGTATTCAAATCTCTAGTTTGCCAAGCACCAGAGGTAAAGGTTCCACCGTTTGCTGCTGGTGCCTTAACATCCTTAATATAAGCAGTCCTTGGAACTGGAACACCTAGTAAGTCTCCTACGCCGATTTTTGAGATTGTGAAACTTACCAAAGCACTAGCACTACCGTTAGCATCAGTGTGCGCTCTAACAATATCATCCTTATTCAAAATACCTGCCCAAGAAGCTGAATATTTAAAATTTGCTGCTGACGTATTAGATATGGCTAACCTATCAGTAGCCGTTATTAGGTTAATTGAAGTTGTTAATTGGGTACTGTTTAAGGAAACTCCAAAGTTTGCAATTGAAGCAGTATCTATATCTGTATAGCTCACATAGTAAACACCATCTTCATTTATAGTAAAACTTGCACCATCTGTAGAACTATCAGCATAAGTAATCGCATTACCTGTGCTAGTTACTGTTGTTGAAAATCTTCTTATCTTTGTGTTTGTAGACCCATGACCGTTTCCAGTGTGAAGCCTAACCATACTATTCTCAGCGTTGCGTGAGTTGTATGTTACGATGTGTTCTGAACTTGACTGTAAGCCCTCAATTGGGACTATCGCTGTAAAAGCCATAGTGTTACCGGTACCAACTAGGTTAGTGCCTATTTTGGGAACTAAGCCAGCAGATGCCGTTGAGCCTATATTCATAAAACTGTCACCGGCTGTAATTAATATATGAAAATGTTCGGTAGATGTATTGTCGCGAATAACTGATCCTGCCATTTGTATGATAGACAGGTCACTAAGTATCGTTTTAGAGCCCGGTAATGCTATTTGTGCCTCGGCCGCTGTAGGAGTTCCAGCATCAAAAGTCCCCTGGATGATGTAGTTAACACCCTCTTGTTTCCATCTAAAGTCAACATTGGTAACTGTACCCATGCCTGAAATAGTCGGTGTATAGTTTGCCCAATCTGTATCGTTGCTAAAATCTTTGCTCACATAGGGATTAGTTGAAATCTGAATATCATCAACAATAAATATCTTTCCAGAATTTCCAGTTACAACTTGATAACCCCAGTTTAATGTTGCCGTATCTGTATTTGTTGGAAATTGGACTGATAATCTTTGAGGTGTAGAACTTGCTTTTATAAAGTTAGTTGATAGAGATAATACTTCTGTATTTGTGTTGTCATAAGCAACAATTTTTATATCATCATCGTCACCATTATAAGTATAATATAACTCTATGCCTATCGTTTGACCTTTTTGTTTACTATCTAAAGTTATATTTGGAGACATTATCCAATCGTTAGCCGAGCTTGCACCCATTACATATTTTAAAGATGTATCTCCAGCGATTTGTGTTGTCGTGTCGTCAGATATTGCACCGTCTATAGTTCCAGAATTATTAAATGTTGCATTATTTCCAGTTGTGAAAGAAGCTGCATTAACATCGCTTTCAAAGTTTTCTGTATAAAAAGCATCTAAACTACCACCACCGCCGCTTCCAACTGGAACCCATGCAGTGCCATCATATATCTCGGCACTCCCAGAATCATCATTAAATCTAAGCATGCCCTTTGCTGGAGTTGGTCTCTGCGCTTCTGTACCTACTGCAATCTGAATTGCGCCAGTTCCAGACATTAATATATTCGAACTAAATGTTTTTTCTCCAGCAACGGTTTGCGCTGTTGTTAGGTCTACAAAATTCTGAGTTGCCGAACCTGTACCACCGTTTGCAATTGGTAAAATACCATTAACATTTGTAGTCAAATCTGCATAAGCTGTAGAACTAGAACCAGTACCGCCATTTGCTGTCGGTAAAACACCACTTATATCAGCGGTTAAGTCAATAAAAGTCTGAGGCGTAACAATTCCACTAACAAGTTTTAAAAATCCACTTGCAGTTCCGATTTTAATATCACCAGTTCCATTTTCAAGAAGAACTAAGTCACCATCTGTTACACTCGGTGTAATAGTATCTACCTTTAAAGTTTTGGCCTCTACACCAATACTAAGAAAGATTAATAATATTAAACTAAGCTTCAAAACTTGCGTTTTCAACCCATGCGCCATTTTCATAAATTCTTACCTTATCATCTGTTGTGTTATAATATGCGTTTCCGTTTTCTGCTGTACCCTCTACCGTTACATAAGCCGCATCGCTGGCATAACTCTTATACCCTGACGAATCAATGCCCACTGGTGAAGGTGCTGTTGCACTTGTAAATCCATCTGAAAAATCAAATATTCTTATAGTCATTTTATTAAATCCTCTCTTACATTTGCA